CAAAGTCAACGATGAGGATGTTCTCATCATCTTTGATGCTATCAAGAACAATGCCTGTCTTACAAGTGCCTTCGTGACCAATGATACCACAGAAGACAGCAGACTCAGTTACTTCATTCGCGGCACTCTGAATCTCTCCCCAGATAGAGCCTCCCGCTATAGGAGAGGGAGGGGTGGCCGAAGCCACCTCCTCCACTACTTCCTCCTCTACAGGAGGGTTCTCCTTGAGGTTTTTGAAACCAGCCATTACTGACCGCCTCCGAACTGTCCGAGGCTTGTGTTACCGCCTTCTCCACCAGCGATTGATAGTCGAGGCACAGCATAGACACCAATGGCCTTTACTGTAGGTGTATCACCGTCATCATTCCTCTTAAGTCCCAAGCGACCAAAGATGAGCACAGTAGATTTGACTGCGTATGGTTTCCATCCGTCATCACTCAAGAAGTCGAATGCATGGTTGTTCTGAACAAGATGTCCGTGAACTCTCACACTAACTTCGCGTCGATACATGTTATTGCTGAACTCGCGTTGTAGAGAAAAGGAGGATACACGCATGGTGTAATCCTTACCTGTTGGGTCGTAATCGCTGTCCCATCCTGTAGCATTGATATCTGTGACTCGTCCTTTGATGACTACCAAAGGTCCAACCTTGTTATCAATACCCGCAATGTGCTCAGACTTATCTTCGTAGACATCCATCAAGTCAACCATGTTTTCAACATAGCAGTCAAGTGCAGTCATGAAAGTTTCAGGCTTGAGTAGGCCACGGTCCTCCTCGTCAACGAAGTCGTTTGTGTAGACAATGTTGTCGAAGAACTTGTTAGCCCCACTGTAGGAATCTTCCCAGCCGGGGTTTACACTCTTACGCTCTCGCACCTTAATTCGGCATGGTTCACCGATGCGAACAGTCTTACTTACAGATTCAACATCGCTACCTGTTACAGTAATGCGCAACACTTGCACATCATCCATTAGGTCCTCTTTGGTGTTACCCGCAAACCTGTATACTCGTGACCATAGAACAGGTCCGATAGGTTCACCGTGTCGTGCCCAGTCTGGGTTGTCCTGTAGTAGAGCAAGGGTCATCCCATTGTCCCGAACAAGGAACCACGGGTCAACGCCTTCCTCAAATCGGTCTTGTGTTGATGCAACGATGCCGTTTGCCTTCTCTAGCATCCATACTCCATTCTCTACGAATGCTCGTGCTACCTTCCCACTCTGAATTGCTTCGTTGAGGTTCTGCCTCACAGCAATTAACGCAGTCAGTCGTTGTGCTTCGCGCTTGTCTCTTACCTTTGGCTCAGGGCCAAGGAACATTCCTACAAGTTCAGATGTGTTTGCTCCACTTGAAGTCATCACACGCTTCTCTACCACGAATGTCTCCGCAGCGTCGAGGATAAAGTCCTCATCTTCGTCAGTCACACTGGTAATGCCGAGTGCATCTGCGCAATAGGAGAGGAAGTCGGCCTTCGCCTCATCCTCCGTCTTGCCGTGCAGTTCGGCCCACCAGTGCAGGCGTTCCAGCACATCTGCGCTGAGTCCACCTTCGTCGTTCTTATTTCCATTCAATCCGGTCATTTCATTCACCTTTTCCTTTGTTTTTTTCGTTCACCCCACGGTGGAGGGAAGCCATCGTGCCCACTAACCAATCTATGAACCCTTCGTCACCGAGGGGCCATTGGTGTGCGGCCAAGACTGCGTCTCCCCAGACGCGGGAATATGTGTGGAACTCTTCCACAGTCATTATGTCCCCGACCATGTCGCGGACCTTATCGTGTAATTGTTTCAGCATGTATGCTCTGTTTGAGCCTCGTGCTGAAAGATGTAGTAGTTCTGAGCGAAGGTCTTCCCATAAACCTCCAGCGAGAGAGAGTGCTGCGTTTGATGCAGCATCATCTCTTACGAGTCCGACCCATTCTGTTGGGTCGCTATAGTGGAGTAGTTTTGTGAGAACACGCATGTCTCCTTGAGCGATAGCAAATGCAGCACGCCTTTGCTCTTTGGTTGCATCATCTCTTACTCTTGTGATGAGTTGCCCCATCTGAATATCAGTGTAGGCAGGGAAACCAAGATGGTAACACCTACTCTTTAGAGCAGGAATAATCGCATTCTCATTATTTGCTGTAAGGATGAAGAGAGCGTTTCCTGTCTCCATCATTCGACGTAGGGCTTCTTGAGCCTGCTTCGTGAGACCATCAGCCTCGTCGAGAAGAATCACTCTCTGTGAGAGAGAGCGAGTGGTTGTGAGTGTCTTGAGATGAGTGCGCACCATGTCGATACCTCTATCGTCACTAGCGTTCAACTCGTGAATCTCGGCGTTCAGAGCACGAGCCAAAGCAAGTGCAAGTTCAGTCTTACCCCGACCGGGAGGTCCAGTGAATAGGAGGTCGGGCACCTCGCCCTTCTCCAACATCTTTCTGACCTTCCCAATCGGGTGGTGTTCATTGTTATATCCAATCATTTGTTCTATGTTCATTCAATCACCTCTCTGCGACAAGCAGGAGTATAATGCGGATGGTCCCATTTATATAGTGTTTCAAAAATTATCAATATTATTTTATTATTATTACACAATAATAATTATTATTCTTTTATGATAATAAGTCAATAAAATCGAGAATCGAACTCGGAAATGAATTCCTCGATATCCTCGTGGGTCATTTTTCGCGCGGAGGGCATCTCCATGGTGAAACGCAGGCGCGATAGGTTGCCTCTATCTTTTACTACGTGCGCGACCGGGCGTAGAAGATTGAGCAAAAGCGCAATCTCTTTCTTATCTCTGAGGATACGCCCGTTGATTCCCTTATCTCTCAACCACATGGTGAGATGGGGTTCGTCCTCCATCGATGCGTAGACCTTTCTGTGGATTGTATAACCCAACTTGGTCTTGGGAGAGAAGTGGATGCTGGCTTGGAAGCGAGCATCGCGAGCAAGCCACCCGAGGAAGAAGTCATCACTCAGGTCCATGTTCTCTCTCCAATATTTCTGATAGTTGCAGGGCATCACTGAAACCCAGTGATGTGTCCATGCGCACGAGGTAAGCCCCGTGTAACTTCCCATGTTCCACACGAAGTGCATGGAACTGTCCGATGAGTGGTGGACTGATATCAGTCCAGACTCTCGGAATGTGAGTAAAGGCAGGGAGAGTGGGAAGACTCTCCATCTTTACATTAGCAATGCCCACAGGACTCGGGTCGAATCCATCAAGGGCTTCAATGCGTAACTCCACCCATTCCTCATTCTTTTGGAGTCGTGCTCCTGTAATGAGAAGGGGAAGTTCAAAGACACGTCGTGGCATCACAAAGCCTCCGACGTGTTGACTGTGAAAAAAGGGTCGGCTCCCATCAATGAGACGGAGCCTCTCTCCCTTTTCGAGATTCTGAGCAAGGAGACGCATGTGGTCACTGTCCTTGACTCTCTGAGGAGAGACACTTCTCTCCTTGTGAGGTTGTTGCCACAAGTCTGGGTCATCAGTTGTGTGGAGCCACGTCATCACTTCACCGTTCTGGTCAATCTCCACCACGCAATCGACACTCATGTCTATCTTGGGTGTGATACTTCTGACTCTTGAGCAAGACCAATCGAACACGTAAGGTCTTCCTTGTGTTATGTGGGCAATGTATCTATTGCCTGTTAGTATCTCATAATAAGTATCATCAAACGGCTTCGTCCAGTATTGCCACTGTCTGTAGGATGGCCCCTTGAAACAGTAACCCGGCTCGATAGAAAACTTCTCTGGTAAATTACCACGCTGTGCTCTGCGCAGAACCGTGGCTAGTTCCTCTACTGCACAGGCTGACCTTATTCTTTCAGCACTGTAGTTCTCTAATCGATGTCCGAATGTTCGTATGATGCGAGTGCGGGGTATGAGTGGCTTCTCTCCCATTGCTCTATTCCAAAGGACCAGCGCATCGTTTCTCCCCATTCTCTTGAACACAGCCCGGATGTCTGGTGGACTTTCCATATCTCCAAGAGCCTGCACCACATCCAAAGCCTCAGGAATCGTCATAGATTCTTCTGATTCGTTAGGTGATTCAGATGCAAGAGCGGGGACCAACGCTTCATTGTCGACTAACTCAAACTCCTCTGGGAACATGCCGACGCTACGATGTAACGCCGACATGATATGCTCAGGTTTGAGCAGAGGTTTTCCATAAAGCAGTGAAAGAAACTCTCCTATCTCATCAATGCGAGGAGCAAGAAATGAGTATAGAATATCCTCCTTGCGATGAACGGCTCTTTCTTGCACAGCAGCAAGAATAACTGTAGCCGCTTCATCCAACCTCATGGGTTGACCAACAGGTTACTCTTCTT